TTACTACTGCTGGTAAACCTAAAAAAGGTGAGTCAGCTAAGCAAAAAGCTAGACGTGCTAGTTTCAAAGCTAGACATGCTAAGAATATAAAGAAAGGTAAAATGTCTGCCGCTTGGTGGGCTGATAAAGTTAAGTGGTAAAAACAAATAACTATGGATAAAGGTAAAAAATACGATCAAAAAGAAGCTTACAATAAAAATTTAAGCGCTAGCGCTAGGTTACATTATTTAGAGAACGCTAGACATGATACTGACTCTGCTATGAGAATGGAATCCTCTAAAACAGAAAAAAAGAATTTACTACAAGACATGCCGATAGATAAAAAAGCATCAGCTTTGAAAAATCTAAATAAAGGTTATGGCTCTGAAGTAAAGTCACCTATGCAAATGAAAGGCTCATTTATGTCTAAGCATTGTCAATCAGGTTTTCAACCAGCTAAACAAACTCCAGTTAAGAAAAAAAGCTGTAAGTACTAGTATGGCTTTTAAACTTAAACCACCATTCGAGTGCGATAATACTCCTATATATCAAGTTGATATGGAGGAAGGTGTTTTAGGTATGGCTAATAATAACGGTACAATACTTATAAACAAGTATTTAAACCAAGCCCAGTCCAAAAAAGTTATTGATCATGAAATGATACACATAGATCAAATTAAACGTGGAGATTTAGACTATGATGACAACAACGTGTATTGGAAAGGTAGAAAGTACTCTAGAAAATCAATGAAAGAAGGTGCTAAGAATTTGCCTTGGGAAAAAGAAGCTTACTCTAAAGGATAAAAATATAAAAAATATGAGTTATAAACAAAAGTTTGGGCTAAGTCCTTTTAAAAAAACAGATCCAAATCCACCAAAGGGATCAAAAAAAGAATACACGGATGTAACTGTACAGGGAGGTGACGACGAGATGTATTCTATTAGAGTGACTAAAAATAGTCCATATTCAAAGCTAGCTAAAAAAATAGGGTCAATTCCTAAATCACTTAGAAGCGTAGCTTTTACTTCTAAAACAGACCCTTCTGCTTCTGGTATATCTAAAGAAGAAAGTAAAAAAAGAGAGAATGCATATCGCAAAAGTATAGGTAGATAAGTTATGAAAAAAATATTAAGTTTTTTAAGTGGCGGTCTGATAAAAGACGTAGGTGGCGTTATAGACAAGTTAACAACTACAGACGAAGAAAGACTAGCTGCTAAGCACAAAATACAAGAGCTTTTAGAACAAGCTGATAAAGACGCTCAGAGTCAAATAACAGATAGGTGGAAAATGGATATGCAGTCTGACTCATTCTTGTCTAAGAATATTAGACCACTAGTAATGGTTTATTTAACAGCTGTTTTCACTATACTAGCGTTTGCAGATGGCAACGTAGGTGGTTTTAAAATAGGCTCCGCATATATACCAGTTTTTCAAACACTATTAATGACAACGTATGGTGCGTACTTTGTAGGTAGAACATGGGAAAAGAATAAAAAATCAAGTGATAATAAAGATAAGTAAATAAAATTAATTAAATTAAATTAAATCAAAATGTCAAAAATTAAAAAAGAACAATTAAAAACTATTCAAGAGCAGCAGAGTAAACTACAAGGTGTTTTAACTGATATCGGTGTTATCGAAGTACGTAAACACGAAGTTTTACATGCTCAAGCTTTAATTACTCAAGAAATTGAAGCTACAAAAAAAGAACTTGAAGAGGAGTATGGTGCTATCAATATTAACATGAGCGACGGTTCTTATACTGAAATTGAAGAAAAAGACGACTCTGACTTGACAGTAGTTAAATCTGAGGACTAATGAACTCTGTAGTTAGAAAAATAAGTATAGGTTCTGATTACAAAAATGATGCAATGCATTACGCTGTAGGTCAGCAAGTTTACGGGGGTCACACTATATCGGCTATACTGTATTCTGAAAGCGACAGCTCTTACAGCATATACATTAAAAAGAAAGACGAGGTAATGCCATGGAAGAAGTTTAATTCTAACATGGCTATATCCGTTGAGTATGATCTAGAATACTAATGAAAAGTTTATTTGACTTTATCGTAAAACCAATTAATAAGAGGTACGATACAGAGGTTAAAGTAGGTGACAAAAGCCTAATAACTAACACTAATACTGAAGACTTTAAAGCCGTAAGTAACAAAGCGATAGTAGTTTCAACTCCTTCAGCTTATTCAACACCTATAAAAAAGGGTGACGTGGTCATTATACACCACAATGTTTTTAGAAGTTTTTTTGATATTAGAGGCAAACGTAAAGACAGTAGGTCTAAATTCATAGATGATTTATACTTTTGTTCGCCTGACCAAATATACTTATACAATAGTGACGACACTTGGAATTCTTTTCAAGACCGTTGTTTTGTAAAACCGCTGTTAGATAACAATGATCTAACGCTGGATAAAGAGAGAAAGCTTATAGGAATACTAAAATATGGTAATAGTTCCTTAGAAGCTCTTAAAATCGTTCCTGGTGACCTAATAGGTTATACTCCATATGGTGAGTTTGAATTTGTGATTGATGGTGAACGATTATATTGTATGAAATCAAATGATATTGCAATCAAATATGAATATAAAGGAGACGAAAAAGAATATAATCCTAGCTGGGCAAAAAGCGGTTGAGGAATTAATTCAAGTAGCTAAGGAAAAAATAGTTGACTCAGATGATGATATATCTGCTGATAGATTAAAAAACGCTGCAGCTACAAAGAAGCTAGCTATTTTCGATGCTTTTGAAATACTTAGTAGAATAGAAGAGGAAGAAAAGCTTTTGGAAGAAAAACCAAAAGATGCTAAACAAGAAAAATCTTTTAGAGGTTTTGCTGAAGGTAGATCTAAGTAATGTATAAGCAAACGCTAGTACGTACTGTAAAAGATCATATAAAGCCGGCAGTACTCAAAAGAAATAATAGATACAAAAAGTGGGAAAAAGGCTATAACCCTGAGTATGATGTAGTTATAATAAGTAGCGATGGAACTATAGGTGAAATCATAGAGATTCAAAACTTAAAAATAGCATTACCGTTAAAACCTAAGAACGTTCACAAATGTTCTCAGGATAAAAAAGATCAAGTTTGGACGAAGTTGGAATATCCAAAAGAACTATCTAAGATAAAGAGTGTTTTTGATTGGGAAAAATATCCAACTGATTTTAAAGAAGAGTGGTACGAATACATAGACAAAGAGTTTGAAAAAAGAGAAAAAGGTTTTTGGTTTTATAACAATGGCAGTCCGACTTACATTACTGGTACTCATTACATGTACTTGCAGTGGTCCAAGATTGATGTTGGGGCAGCAGATTATAGAGAGTCAAACAGACTATTCTTTATATTCTGGGAAGCTTGTAAAGCAGACAAGAGGTGTTATGGAATGTCGTATCTCAAGAATAGACGTTCAGGATTTTCATTCATGGCGTCTGGGGAGACAGTTAATATGGCCACAATATCAACGGATTCACGGTTTGGGATATTGTCCAAATCTGGCGCCGATGCAAAGAAAATGTTCACAGATAAAGTTGTACCCATTTCTAGCAATTACCCCTTTTTCTTCAAACCAATACAAGACGGAATGGACCGGCCGAAAACGGAGCTCGCCTACAGAGTACCCGCGTCAAGGCTCACCAGACGTAAACTTAACGAAGGTGAAACCGAGGAAGAACTAGAAGGATTAGATACGACTATTGACTGGAAGAACACGGGAGACAACTCCTATGATGGTGAAAAATTAAAACTATTAGTACACGATGAAAGTGGAAAATGGGAACGACCAGATAATATATTAAATAACTGGCGAGTAACCGCAATGGGCAGACTAGCTCAGGATTATATTCTTTGTTCATACCTATGGAATGGAACTACGAAGGATTCATTGATGCTTTTGGATTACCTGTATTCGATAACCCAAAAAAAGAAACTAAAGACCCAGGCGGTGATTTAATAACTCACGGAGTTATAGAGCATTGGGAAAATGAAGTAGAAGGATTAAAGAACGATCAAGACGGTTTAAATGAATATTATCGTCAGTTTCCAAGAACAGAGAAACACGCTTTTAGAGACGAAGCTAAATTATCTTTATT